TCACTGACCACCGCGACGGCACGGTGAGTATCAAGATGGGCAAGCCCACGGAAACAGAGAGCGCCAAAGCGACCGTCGCCGCTCTTGCGGGTGAGCCGGTCACGTATGCCCGCGCGGTGAAGCTGCGCCCCATTATCGAGCAGGCAACGGTCAGCCTGAGCGACGGCGAGGCGGCGACTGTGCCCGAGCTCATTACGGCATGGGCGTATCCCGTTGATTTCGCCGAGGGCGACCGCAGAAGCTACGGCGGCAAGGTGTACAAGTGCCGTCAGGCACATACCTCGCAGGCCGACTGGACGCCGGACAAGACGCCCGCGCTTTGGGCGGTCATCGACGCCGAGCACGCAGGCACGCAGGACGACCCCATCCCCGCAGCGCGCGGCATGGAGTACGAATACGGCAAGTACTACCTCGACGGCGAGGACGGCAAGGTGTACCTCTGCGAGCGCACGGGCGAGCAGGCAGGCGGCAAGATCACGCTGCAATATCTGCCGCACGAGCTGGTGGGGAATTATTTCAAGGCGGTGTAATACGCCGCAGAAAGGGAGCGGGATATGGATAATGCAAAGCACTACGATGACGCGGCAATCGCACTGATTGAATCGAGGTGCAAGAGCAATACGCACCGAATCAACGAGCTGACGGAACATCAGGTGGCGCTTGACAGGCTGGTAACGTCGGTCGAGGTCTTGGCCACAAAACAAGAGACCGTGGAAGGCGACGTCAAGGAGATCAAGGAGGACGTGAAGACCATCACGGGGAAAGCCGGGAAACGGTGGGACAGCATCGTGGACAAGCTGCTTGCAGCGCTGGTCGGTGCGTTTGTGGCGTGGATCATCGCGGGAGGAATGGCATGAAGAAACTCCGAAAGCGGGACAAGTATCTCATCGCAGCGGTGGTGAATCTCTGCTGGTACTGCGTCGCGGCACTTGTACTGACGGCCTTTGACAAGGCCGTGCCGGACAGCCTGACGGTGGCATGGTTCGCCGCATGGACGGCGGAGCTTGCGCTGCTGGCTGGTATCAAAATCAAGGGAAAGGACGAATAACATGAACGAAAGAATGAAGGCTATGCTAAGCCAACCGATGGCAGGGAAAACCGATGAGGAAATCGTTGCTACACGCGAGAAAGCTATCGCGGCGCTGGAAGCACGCGGCTATGGAATTGTCAACACGCTTTTTACCGACGAATGGTATAGCAAGGAGAATATGACCGAACGCGGGGTGGTGCAAATCCCTCTGTGCTTCTTGGCGAAGTCTCTGGAAAACATGAGCCTGTGTCACGCTGCTTATTTCTGCCACGGCTGGGAGAAAGCCCGTGGTTGCCGCATCGAACACGAAGTCGCCTGCGCCTACGGGCTAACCGTAATCTACGAGGACGGCTACAATGTTTTAGACAAAGGAAAGGACGAATGACATGAACGAAAGAATTCTTAAGCGTATCGCAAACCTGATGAGCGTCAAGAGCATCGTAACGCTGGTGCTGACGGGCGTTTTCGCTTACATGGCCGTGACGGGCAATATCTCGCAGGACTTTATGACGATCTATGCGGTTATCATCGCGTTTTACTTCGGCACGCAGAGCCAGAAGGTGCAAGACGCGGTGGGAGGTGAAGACAATGGCGCGGGCAACTGACATTCTCGCCATCGCACGCAAGGAGATCGGCACGGTGGAGCAGCCGGGCAACCGCCAGAAGTATGGCAAGGCCTACGGCGTGGACGGCGTGTACTGGTGTATGCAATTTGTATGGTGGTGCTTCCAGCAGGTGGATAAGCGGCTCTTCTACGGCGGCGGGAAGACCGCGAGCTGCGGCGAGCTGATGAACTACGCGAAAGCGCACGGTCAGTGGGTCACAAAGGGCTATCAACCGGGCGACGTGCTGATCTACGACTTTCCCAACACGAAGGTCAAGACCGACCATACGGGCATCTGCGAGAGCGTGAGCGGGCAATACGTGACGGCCATCGAGGGCAACACATCAAGCGGCGCTGCGGGCAGCCAGTCCAACGGCGACGGGGTATATCGCCGCAAGCGCAAGCTTTCGCTCGTGGTGGGCGCATATCGCCCGAAGTATGAGGCGAGCTATCGCGAAGTGCTCAAAAAGCGCGCGGGGCTGCTTGATCCGACGCTCGACTACCTCGCGGCGTATAAGTACGGCAATGACCTGATTCGCAAGCTCGCGACAATGAAATAAATGTGCCCGAATCGGGCACGGAAAGGAAAACGGGCGGGAGGCCTGCAATGTCTCCCCTCGCGTGAGCGCTCTGCAAGCCCCGGTGCACAGCATGGACAAGCAGCACCGAGCGATCCGCGCGCAATTATCCTCTATGGCCCCCAAGCGAGCCGTGGCGTATATCTTATCGTTTGAGCTGCCGCCCGATGAGGCGTACTGCCTTATTGAATGCGACGTGCGGCGCAAGAGCTACGCGCAAGTGTGTGCAGCGCTGCACCTGTCGCCGGAGGCCGTCAACCGCTGCCGCAGGCGGGCATATCAAAAAATAGCAGACGGACAAAGAGAGCACCGAGGTTAATCGGTGCTCTCTTTTGTTCTTTATTGGAGTTTTGCATCATACAGCAGGCTTATTGTACAGACCAACGGCCTGTGCGAGCAACAACCGCAGATAGTCGGGGCAGTGCCTTGCACCGGACTCCCAATCCTCGATAGATCGGCGAGGGATGCAAAAGCGAGCTGCAAATTTAGCCTGCGACAGACCTGTATATTGGCGGATATCGCAGATCGTCAGGTGAGCAACATTCCAAATATTACCGATCTCGGCAATACGCTCCTCCGAAATATCTTGATTATCGTCGTCCCAAATGGAGCTAAGAGCCCAATCGGAGACAAATGCTTCGCGGGACGCGCCATCATTCGAGAGCGCGTCTGAAAAGATGCTGTAAAACTGCTTGTCGGTCATGGTAAACTCCTCCTTTAATTCAGCTCCTCGACAAAAACGAACATGTCTTCGTCGCGGACGAGATCGCCGTTTTCGTCGTACTTGCCGCAAGCACCGTCTTCGTTTGCTTTGTTCGCGGTCTCGATGCAGTAATCCACATCCTCGACTGTGTATGTATCGGTCTCTTCGTCGTACGGGAGGGAGCCTGCGTTGAAGTAATCGGCGCTCCAATCAGGGTCATAACCGGAACCGTTCCAGCGCTGAATCTTGATCTCCACGGTCCTCTTTCCATCGGTAAGCTTCATTTTTATATCCTCCTGGGCTGTTGCCCTCTTTTGTTTACATGCTTATATTACCACGCATTGCGTGGTATGTCAAGGGCTTTTTTGAAATATTTTTTGACCAAATAATGACCAAACAATGACCATTTGCGGAGCGCGATCCACGGTATGATTGAGGCGACAAAAGGAGGTGCGGCGATGTACGACCGACTTTTAGCTTTGGGATTTACCGAGCAGATGGCAATGGACATTTTGACGCTGTTTCCCGACCCTGACGAGCTGCGCACTTACGTCTATTTCGCGGAGCTTTTCCATGTATAGCTACTTTAACCCAAATCCCGCTGGGCGTAATGTGTCCGACTGCACCGTGCGCGCGATCTGCAAGGCGACGGGGAAGGACTGGGGAAAGGTGTATTTGTCCCTCTGCATACAGGGCTACCTTGACGGCGATTTACCCAACGCAAACGCTTGTTGGGGCGCTTATCTGCGGTCTTTGGGCTACCGTCGCTACATCATGCCGGATACCTGCCCCGACTGCTACACCGTCGGTAAGTTCGCCGATGATCACCCGCGCGGGACGTATATTCTCGCGCTCTCCGGTCATGTCGTGTGCGTGCAAGACGGCGTGATCTATGACAGTTGGAACAGCGAGAACGAAATCCCGCTTTATTACTGGGTCAAAGAAACGGAGGAATGAACATGGCATATCCCTATTTCAATCCCTATTATCCGCAGCCGATTCCGGACAACCTCATGCAGATGCGGCAGCAACAGATGATGCAGCCCATGCAGCAGCCTATGTCGCAGCCAGTGCAGCAGAACCCCATCGCGCAGGGCGGCGTGCAGTGGGTCAATGGCGAGCAGGAGGCAAGGGGCTATCTGATCGCGCCTAACTCTGCCGTGGCGCTGTGGGATTCCGGCGCGCCGACGGTATACCTCAAGCAGTCCGACGCAAGCGGCAAGCCGACGCTCAAGATTTATGACCTCGTAGAACGCGCAGAAACTCCCCGTACAGCGCCACAGGAAAAGGGCGAATTTGTCACCCGTAAGGAGTTTGACGCGCTGGCGGCGCTTGTGGGCGAATTGAAGGGCAAAAAGAAGCGCAAGGAGGAAGACGACGATGAATAATCCCTTTTTCGGTGCGCTCGGCGGCGGACAGATGCCGGGGCCGATGTGGGATCTGATGCAGCTCAAGCAAAAATTCCAGCAGTTTCAAAGTGGCTTTCAGGGGGACCCCAAAGAAGAAGTCAATAAACTTCTACAATCTGGCGCTATGAGCCAACAAGAGTTGAACCATCTCCAATCTATGGCAAAGCAGTTTGGACCCTTATTTCATTGATCTTATCGTGGCCACGATTTGATAAATAAAATTTTGAAAGGAGAGATAATATGTCTCTTTCTGACGGCGCTCCCATGATGACCATGCCGGTCGCGCCCGCGAACAACTACGGCGGAGGTATGGGCATGTGGGGCGAAAACTGGATCTGGATTATCGTTCTTTTCCTCTTCGGCTGGGGCCGCAACGGCTGGGGCAATAACGCTGGCAATTCCGGCGGCGTGGTCGACGGCTATGTGCTGACCTCTGATTTTGCCAATGTCGAGCGCAAGATCGACAGTGTAAACGACGGCCTTTGCAACGGGTTTTACCAGCAGGCGCAGCTTGCCAACGGCACCAATATGGCGATGGCAAACGGCTTTGCACAGGCCGAGCTGTCCCGTAGCAACCAGCAGGCGGCGCTGATGCAGCAGCTCAACGCCATGCAGATGCAGGCCGCGAATTGCTGCTGCGAGAACCGTGCCGCGATCGCGCAAGTGCGCTACGACATGGCTGCGCAGGCGTGCGACACGCGCAACACCGTGCAGAACGCGACGCGCGACATCATCGACAACGCCAACAGCAACAGCCGCGCGATCCTCGACTTCCTGACGCAGAGCAAGTTGCAGGATCTCCAGAGCGAGAACCAGGGCTTGAAGCTGGCCGCGTCTCAGGCGGCACAGAACAGCTATCTGGTCTCGCAGCTGCGCCCCTCTCCCATTCCGGCCTACACGGTGCAGAACCCCTATTGCTGCAACCAGTTTGCCGGTTGCGGCTGCTGACAACTGCATAGCATAGCTTTTTCCCCATGTGGGGGAAATGGTCGGCCCCGTGCCGATACTACAACAACGCGGCGGGGCAATAGCTCCGCCGCTGTATTTTAACTGAGAAAGGAATGATTTTAATGGCAGAATTTACTTCTGCGGCAATTCAGACCGTTGCTGCTGGCCAGAACGTTCCCCTGACTGAAACGGCGGTCAATAGCAAGCCCTGTATCGTGCATCGTCAGGGCGCAGGCGTTGTCACGCTTCGCGGCATCACCAATCAAAATCGCGCCTTGTTTAGGGTCTCCTATGGCGGCAACATCGCTATTCCCACCGGAGGAACGGTCGAGGCAATCACGGCGGCGCTTGCCATTAACGGAGAGCCGTTGACCAGCGCAACGGCGACCGTCACGCCCGCGGCGGTAGGAAACTACTTTAACATTTATGTTTCCGCACAGGTCTGCGTTCCGAAAGGTTGCTGCCTGACGGTCGCAATGGAAAACACCAGCGCTCAGGCCGTCAACTTCGCTAACTCGAATCTGACGGTTGAGAGAATCGCGTGAAAGGAGAATGGACATGAGCAAGAAAGCAATGTATGATTTACGCAATATGCTGTGCGACGAACTTGACGAGCTGGCACGTAAGGGCGAGCTTGGCGCGGGAGATCTCGAAATCGCGCACAAACTGACGGACACCATCAAGAACATCGATAAGATCGAGATAATGGAAGACGGCGGCTATTCCCGCGATGAAGACTATTCTCGCCGCTATTCCCGCGACGGAGACTGGCAGTCGGGCATGCGCGGCGCTTATGACCGTGATATGTCCAATGCAAGACGCGGCACGCATTATGTGCGCGGCCACTATTCCCGTGACGGCGGCATCGACAACATGAAACGCCAGTTGCAGGAGATGCTTGACGATGCGGACGATGACAGCATCCGCAGAGCAATCCAGCGCTGTATGGACACGATCGAGGGTTAAAGGGGGTGAATCCCCTATGGTCGACGAGAATGAGGTCAAGCGCTGGATAGCTCGCCTTGAAACAGAGGAATCGAGTTGGACAAACTACGAGCGCCTTGCCGTGCTGTATGCCATTCGTGACCAGCAAAGCGGCAGCAGAGAGAGGGCTTTGCCAATGGCATACTCCGCAGCGCCCGCGCCGGTTAGCGTCGAAACATACGGCGACAGCGATTTTCTGCGCGCAGTGGCAGGTGTTCCGCCGGACAAGGCGTGGGAGATCATTGATGAGCTGATGGACGACCTCAAGATCGTCAATGAGCGCGTGTACAACAGCGTCATGCGGAAACTGGAAAAGTGATAGCAATTTGTTAGTAACCGCGACGGAATGACGCGGAATGACGGCATATTTAATTCATATATATTGCAATTATGCCGTGATATTCCATACTATTGCTACAATATGCCGCGCGTTCGGCTTTTGCGCTTAATTCGTAATCAGCAGGTCATGTGTTCGAGTCACACCACCAGCTCCAAAAAAGCCCTGAAATCTCAATGGTTTCGGGGCTCTTTCTTTTTGCTCTTTTTTGGGATTGTTAGTAACGAGTTAGTAACAGCGGATACAAGCGTTTCGGGGTCGATATGGGTATAGACGTTTGCTGTGGTGGAATAATCGGCATGACCGAGGATTTTTTGCAGCATCTCTGGGGCGAGACCCTCTTTGACGGCGCGGGATGCGTAAGTGTGGCGCGTGGCGTGCGGCGTCTTTTTGGATATGCCGAGCCGGTCGAGTAGCGGGTAAAAATCGCGCTTGCGGAAATTCTCAACGACTTTCTGCCCGCTGTACCCGGAGATCAGCAACTCGCCTGTTGCACGCGCGACGAAATACTCAAAATATTGCCGCCCTTCCGGACGGATGGGGATAATACGGTTGCGGCCTGCATCTGTCTTTTCTCCGCCTACCACATAAGCCCCGTGATAATCTGCGACCGGAAGAGAAAATAGCTCACCGATGCGCATACCGGTTGAAAGCAGCATCAGAACGATCTTCGCCGCGTCGCTGCCGTCCTTTTCGAGTTTCTGGATATCTTCCTCGGTGAAGATATTCTTTTCTTTTTTCATGGCTTCCGGGACTTTTATGAACTGCGCAAAATTGGTCGTGCAGATCTCTTCCCGCATTGCCCATTCCGACATTTGCGTGATCAGATTTTTGTGCTTGCTCACGGTCGATCGGCTTTTCCCCATGTGTGGGGCGAGCACCGCCTGAAAATCTGCCGTTCGCAGATCCCGAAACTTTTTATCATGTAGAGACGCGAACACCTTAAATGCAGCGTCGTATGACCGAATGCTTTGCTTTCCGATTTCTTTGTAATGCTCGGCTTTCCACGCCTCAAACACTTCAGCAAAGGTCATGTTGTATCGCTCCGTCAGGGGTTTTCCGTTCAGCCGTTCCAGCGCGTCCAGCGCGTCCGTTTTGCGCTCGTAGTATCCAATAACCACCCTGTTCTTCGCGGCGACCCACGGGCGCGCACGGCGGCCTGAGAGCTTATATACCGTGCCGGTTCCGTTGGCGCGCTTGAGCGCCTTGCGCTTTTCGGCGACCTGCTTTTTGCCGCACATAGGACAAAACAGCGCGCCATCCGGCAACGCTGCTTTGCATTTGATGCAATTCGCCATGTCAGCCCCTCCAAAATCCGTAATCGGCGCAATGCAGATCGATATACAAGCACCATACAGCCAGCAACACCACCATAATAAACAGAATTAAGATTACGCCGTTGCGGATACGAACACCGCGCCGCATGATCTCGATCGTGTCTGCTTTTGCGTCCACGTGGCGTTCCAGTTCGTCGTTGCGCGCTTGCAAAGTTTCCTCGGTCGGCGTCAAGTGTTCGGAAATTCCGAACACCTCATCAAGGGATATGCCGAGCACCTTACAGATCGGCGCAACGGTGTAGATAGACGGGGCTTTAGAAAACTTGGAAAAGAAGTTCTGCACAGTGGACAGCGGCACGCCGGAAGCATCGGAAATGTCCTGATAAGTTAGTTTCAGTTCTTCTTTACGGGATTTACACACTTCTTGAATGTTCATTTATGCCACCTTAATTTCTCCGATTTTTGCGTTGCGAAGTCGCAAGATAATGGTTTGTCGAATTGCGTCGAGCGCTGTCTTATTGCAATGTTTCGGTGTTGAATTACCAAGGTAAAGCAGAGTATGGTCAAAACAAGCAGCGGCGACCGCTTCCCGCTGGCTGCAAAAAGGCCCCGCCGTTTGTTGCAGAGGGCGGCGGGGCCAATCTAAGCTATACCGCCTTGCAACTTTTCAATTCTCCCGCTCTTCCCATTCTGCGACCTCATTTAATGATTTAGGTATGGTATACCCCGCATCCTCAATCTTCTGTGCCAGCTTTTGATAATTTGCTGTGTTACCGTTTCGCATGCGAGAAAAGCCAGAAAGAGATTTTGGGAAGTCGTCGGGGAATTTAGGCTTGAACCAATAATAAATAATATGATTTAGATTCGGCTCATTGATCGGATTATAAGACTTTTCAACACGTTCTAACCAAAGTCTATAATTTTCCTTTTCTTCTTCTGTTCGATCATCGCGAAATGGTCGTTTGCTATACAGAGATGGACTAATGCATTTGAAAGACGGCTCGGAAACACCATCAATATAGGCAAATATCCCAAGAGCACATTGAAAATGGAAATCATCTGGAAACTTTGGGAACTTCCAACTTTTCCCAGATAAGCTATATATTCGTCTCCGGTACTTCGCGCAAATTTCACAGCACGCGTTTGAATCGCCAACCTCTACTAAATCAGTTTTAAGTCTTTTACACGATTCAAGCGTTCTTGCAAATGCGTCTTTTGCATAGTCTTCCGGAGATTCCGTGTGGTTATCTATCCAGTCTTTCCACTCTTTTGCTTTTTTGAATCGCCCTAACTCAATGTAATAGTTGACGACCCTATAAAAGTCTTTTCTCTCCCACCCGAGAGTGGAATATGTCATCAACTGGCAAGATTTTTCAAGGCATGCCATTGATAGCTGGTAATCTCCGGCATTCCACAGAAAACCAGCGTGCATTCTCAACACATATTCAAGATACCCTGTTGGGCCTAATTCTTTTGAAGGGGGTACATTGCGTACTTTTGTATAGTCAGGAATGGCGATAGAATAAATCGATTGCTTATCGGTCAAATCGTATTTTATTCCATCAGACACTATATCAGTCGCCGCGTTGATCTTATCGCGCACGTCATAATACGATTGATTTGGTTCTGGAAACAACTCCGCAACGCGGCCGTGCTCAAAATATACGGTAATTGGCATATCAAATTCACCTAATTTTATATTTTAAATTATATTGAATCAATTAAAAATTAGTGCTATACTAATCCGCGATAGAACACTTGTTTTATTATATGAGAGCGAACGGAGGGCAGAGAGGATGACGACGGTAGAGGAATTGATTATTACAATTTCGAGATTTACTCCCCAGCAACTTGACCTTTTTCGATCTGCTGCGCAACAGATAGTAGAGCAGCAGCAAGGTCAGGATTTGATTCGCAAATCCGAATAAGCTTTTGAATATCTTCGGGCAATTCAGAAATGAGCGCTTCACCATCGGTGGGGCGCTCTTTTTTTGCCTGAAATTCTTGCATATCCTCATATAAAAGATATTCTACCGAAACTCCAAGATAATTTGCTATTCGTTCAATGTTTTTCCCTCGAGGCACTTCGATTTTCCCTGTATTCCATTGCGAAAATGCAGATGAAGAAATTTTGCAATCTTTAAAAAATTGCTTTTTAGAAATGCCTTTAAGAGACAATAATGCGTTAATTCTGGCGACAATAGGCGATTTAGACATAACTGTAGCTCCGATTTTGTATAAAATAAAACTTAGTTTTCGCTAACTTCCTATTGACATTCGCGCTAACTGAGTATATACTTAGTTGCAGAAAGGGCAATAAAAGAGCAAGCCCCCTTGATACTTAGCGGACTGTCGAAATTATTAGTTTGTTGGCACTTCTTATAATATCACGGTTCGCTAAGTTGTCAAGCAAAACTTAGTATTTGGAGGTGAAAAGATGAGTTTTCGAAGCGCGCGTCATAAAGCTGGATTCAGCGTCCAGCAGGTAGCGGACGCGCTGAAAATCTCCGACGTGGCCGTGTATTACTGGGAGACTGGTCAGCAGGCCCCGAGGGCAAGCAGATTGCCGGAAATCGCAGCGCTGTACGGTTGCACGGTGGACGAGCTGTTAAAGCCGGACAAGGAGGATACATGAACGATCTGGTTTATCTTTCCCCGAACACCGAAGATCCATTCACGACATCCGAAGTCATTGCAGAGTGCGCGGGTGTGAAGCGAGACACAGTACAGAAGTTAATCCAACGCCATGGAAAAGACCTTCGCGAGTTTGGAAGGGTCGGATTTGAAATCCGGACCTTGCAGACGCGGGGCGGTCAGCAGATGGCAAAGATTTATCACTTGAACGAGCAACAGGCAACGCTTCTGCTTACATTCCTCCGCAATACCCCTGTTGTCATTGAGTTCAAGAAAGAACTTGTTCGCCAGTTCTTCGCCATGCGCAAAGAGCTGATGAATATTAAGGCAATCAAGGCCGAGAGAAAGCCGCTGCGTACCAGCATGACGGATGCTATCAAGGCGTTGCCGGACAGTCCACATAAGCAGTTCAAGTATAGCCAGTACACCGACCTCGCATATATGGCGGCGCTCGGCAAAACGGCGCGGCAGCTTCGTAAGGAGCGCGGCGCGGAAAAGTCTGCAACGGCGAGCGATTACATGAGTTCGGACGAGCTTGAGGCGGTGTCAAAGATGGAAAACCGCATTTCGGTTCTGCTGGAAGTTGGCATGGATTACCAGAAGGTCAAGAATTGCTTGATGCAGACAAAAGCAATCGGGGCATAAGAAAAGCCCTGTTCAGCGTAGCAGGCCGAACAGGGCAACCGGACAAATCTCACCACAAGATATTGTGTCCGTGCTCATTGTAGCACGGAGGAAAGGAAAAATCAATGATTAAAACAATGGATCTGAACGAGTGCGCGGCATACTTACGCGCTCATGGGCTGAGCATTTCAAACGAATCGCTGGCAGATGGCCTTGAGCAGCGGGTTTACCCTTTCGGCGTGTGCATCCGCGGCGGCAAGCGCAGAATCTTCCAAATCTACACTCGCCTCGTGAACGAGTGGATCGCGGAACGCGAGGTGTGAGCATGGACACACTGTTTTTCGGCGGTATCGCCGCTGCGGTGATCACGCTCAACGGCTGCGACTTCGCGACGAGCCTTTCCGTCATCGGCGCGTGCGCGGTCGGCAAGTGGCTGTATGAGCTGCTCCCGTACATCGACAGGGGGTGCAGAGGGTGAAATTTACTCCAGAAGAAATCGAAGAAATGCGTCGGGCAGACGAGGAGATCGAGCGAGATTTCCGATGGACGCGCGATGAGTTGGCTGCATCGCGCAGTAGAGATGCCGAAGCAACCATCTTTCAAAAAGATACCAGGTGTCGCAGCATCGCCGAGAAGCAGAAGGCTTATCGCGAAGCGAACAAGGACAGCATCGCCGAGTATCAGAAGGCTTACTACGAAGCGAACAAGGACAGCATCGCCGAGAAGCAGAAGGCTTATCGCGAAGCGAACAAGGACAGCATCGCCGAGTATCAGAAGGCTTACTACGAAGCGAACAAGGACAGCATCGCCGAGAAGCAGAAGGCTTACTACGAAGCGAACAAGGACAGCATCGCCGAGAAGCAGAAGGCTTATCGCGAAGCGAACAAGGACAGCATCGCCGAGTATCAGAAGGCTTACTACGAAGCGAACAAGGACAGCATCGCCGAGAAGCAGAAGGCTTACTACGAAGCGAACAAGGACAGCATCGCCGAGAAGCAGCGGTGGATACGCGAGGCGCGTTTGGCAAGAGGATTTTCTCAGAGGCGGTTAGCGATGGAGATCGGCGTGAATCAGCCATCGATATCTTTACTGGAATCCGGTGGCCTTAAATTGGATTCGTTTCGGGCAAAGCACGCACTTTTCGCTGCATTGGGGGCGAAGTGATGAGACGGCACGACAAGCGCACGAGGGAGCAGCGCAAAGCCGATGAATCGGCGCTGATTGCGGCGGCGTGTCTGGGCGCGACGGTCATCTTGATTGTGGTCGCCATCTTAGCCACCAGCGCGCAGGAGGTCGAAGCAAGTCCCAAGGAATCCTCGGAAGTCGCCGAGGAATATGACCCCGCGTGGGATATTCCCGCGACCGAAAGCGCGGTGTGCAACGACGTTTTTCTTGATGAGTTTACGCTCACGGCCTATTGCCCCGGGCGCTGCTGCTGCGGCAAGTGGGCAAGCGGCTACACCGCGACCGGCACGCTGGCCACCGAGGGGCGCACGATCGCGGTCGACCCGAAGGTTATCCCTTACGGCTCGCGCGTACTGCTGATCTGGCCGGACGGCACGCAGCACAGCTATGTTGCGGAGGACTGCGGCAGCGGTGTGGACGGGAACCACATCGACGTGTTTTTTGGCGATCATCAGGCGGCGCGTGTCTTCGGCATGCAGAGCGCGATGGTGTATTTGGAGGTGGAGGAATGATGCACTGCGAATCATGCGGAGCGGATTTTGAGCACCCGGCTATTTACAGAGAGCGGGAGAACCTCGACGGGGAGCGCGGCGTATGGATGCACAGCGTAGCGAGCTGCCCGTACTGCGGGGAAGAGTTTTTTGAGGAAATGAAAGAGGACGAAGATGATGGATAACAACCTGATGAAAGTGACACAGCTCCCCGTAATCGAGGAGCATTTGAGGAGCCGGAAGGAGCAGACGGAACAGCGCGTCGCAGAGGCAATGAGCCTTGTCTGCACCGACGAGACCTTAACCAGCGTGAAGAACATTCGCGCCGAGATGAACCGCGAGTTTGCCGACGCCGAGACCCAGCGCAAGGCCATTAAAGCTGCAATCATGGAGAAGTACGACAGCTTCGAAGCCGTCTACCGTGAGTGCATCGCTGACCCGTACAAGCGCGCCGACGCAGACCTGAAAGCCAAGATCGACGCGACGGAAAGCGAGATCAAGAGCTGCTGCGAGGAAATGCTGCTGGGCTATTTTCGGGAGCTGTGCGCGGTCAACGAGATCGACTTCCTTTCGTTCGGACAGACCGGCGTTAAGGTCGATATGACGAGCGCCAGAGCCAAGACGCCGAAGAAACTCATGGAGCAGATCAAGCTAAAGGTGGACGGCGTGGCACAGGACATGCAAACCATCGGCACGATGGGAGAGAACGCGCCGGAGATCATGGTGGAGTACAAAAAGAACCTCGACCTCTCGCTTGCAATCTCCGTTGTCAACGAGCGTCACCGCCGCGCCGAGGAGGAGCGCGAGGCCGTGAAACGCCGCACGGAAATGGAGGAGGCCCGCGTTGCCGGAGCACCCGTCCGCGAGGATACCGGCGCAGCGACCCCGCAGGTCGTCCCGAAGCGCGTGGAGCAGGCGGTGGTCGAACGCCTCACGGTGTCGTTCCGCGTGACCGATACGCGCGAGCGCCTGCGCCTTTTGAAGCAATTCCTTGTCAGCAATGGCTATCAGTACGAATGATTATTTGAGGAGGATATTGCCATGAACGAAATGCAGACCTACAACAGCACCGAAGTTGTGAGCGCCAAGAGCGTGAACACCGAAATGATGATTTCCCGTCAGGCGCAGGAGGTACAGGCGGCAATGGTCGTCGCCAAGCGCTTTCCCCGTGACGAGATCGAAGCGAACAACCGCATTCTCAACGCCTGCAAGCGCAAGAGCCTTGCCGAGCGCGCGATCTATGAATATCCGCGCGGCGGTGAGAACGTGACCGGCCCCTCAATCCGTCTCGCCGAGGTCATGGCACAGAATTGGGGCAACCTCGACTTCGGCATTACCGAGCTGGAGCAGAAAAATGGTGAGAGTACCGTCATGGCCTACTGCTGGGATTTGGAGACCAACACCCGCCAGACGAAGATCTTCACCGTGCCGCATATCCGCTACACCAAGAAAGGCAACGTTGCCCTCACCGACCCGCGCGACATCTATGAAATGGTCGCCAATCAGGGCGCGCGCCGTATGCGCGCGTGCATTCTTGGCATTATCCCCGGTGACGTGGTGGATGCTGCTCTTGCGGCGTGTACCAAGACAATGATGGGAAAGAGCGATGAACCCATGATCGACCGCGTGCGCAAGATGGGGCAGGCGTTCAAGGACGACTTCGGCGTACCGATGGAGTGCCTTGAAAAGTACATCGGCTGCAAGGCCGAAGCGTTCACGGTGCAGAGCATCGTGCGCCTGCGTAATGTGTATACCACGCTGAAAGAGGGACGCGCGAGCCGCGAGCAGTATTTTGATCTCCCGACCGTCGAAGTGGACGAGACCACAGGCGAGGTCAAGGACAATCTGATCGCTCCCGCTGATGACCTCGGTACGCCGGACGACGGAAAGACCGGCACCCCCAAGCAGGTGAGCATGAATGATCTGTAAGGCCAAGGTCATTTCGACCGGCTCCAAGGGGAACGCCGTGCTGCTGAATGATGAAATCCTCATTGACTGCGGCGTTCCCTTTCGGGAACTCGAACCGTACTGCAAGGGATTGAAGCTCGTACTGCTGACGCACATTCACGGAGACCACTTCACCCCCGAGACTATCAAGCGCCTGCACTTCCTGCGCCCTGCGCTGCGCTGGTGCGTCCCTCCGTGGCTCATGGAACCGATGGGACGCATCGGCGTGGACCGCCGCGTGACCGACGAGGGCATGGCAGGCCATGTGCTGTTCTACTCCTGTTCCCTTCTCTACCCCGTCTGTGTATCCTACAATTCCATTCCTCACGATGTTCCGAATTGTGCGTGGCATATCGAATTTGCAAACGGCGAGCGCGTGTTCTACGCGACGGACTGCGCCTCGCTGGACGGCATTGTGGCGCAGGACTACGACCTTTATCTGATCGAAGCTAACTACGGCGAAGAAGAGATACAGGAGCGCATGAAACGCAAGCTGGAAGCGGGAGAATTCAGCTATGAGAGCCGCGCAATGGAGAGCCATCTATCCCGCGAGCAGGCACGCGCATGGCTCGCCCAAAACGCCGCCATCGGCAAGAGCCATGTGCTCTATCTGCACCAACACCAAAGCGAGGAGGAATTGAAATGAGCATGAATCGAATCTGCCTGATGGGACGCATCGGGCGTGACTTGGAGCTGAAAAAGACGAACAGCGGCGTATCCGTTGTGTCGTTCCCTCTTGCCGTTGATCGCAACGGCAAAGAGGGCGGCACAGACTGGATCGATGTTGTCGCATGGCGCGGCACGGCAGAAGTGCTCTGCAACTACGCCGATAAGGGTCGCATGATCGGCGTCGAGGGGCGCTTGCAGATGCGCGACTGGACGGACAAGAACGGCAACAAGCGCAGGAGCTACGAGGTGCAGGCTGACAGCGTGTATTTCGCAGACAACAGGCGCTCGGAGGGTAACAACACCGCCGCACCGCAATACGTCACAGAGAGCGCCGCAGGAGGCTTTGCAGAGGTTAACGAGGATTGCGGCGAGTTGCCGTTTTAAGGGAGTAGTCTATGGCAAAAAGCGGGATCGATTACTTTCCGCTTGATGTCACATTGAACGCAAAGTTTGAACTGATAGAAGCAGAATTTGGCTTGACAGGATTTGGTGTAGTCGTTCACTTGCTGCAAGAGATTTACGGTAAGGCGGGTTACTACATTGAATGGACAGAGGAGGTTGCGCTTTTGTTCGCCCGCAAGGTCGGGTTGGGTGGGAGCGTCGTTTCCGAAATAATAGAGGCTTCTATCAGACGAGGGATGTTCGACAAAGAGAAGTATGACAAGTACCACGTATTGACTTCTAAAGGCATACAGGAAAGGTACTTCGAGGCAGTCAGCCGCCGTAAAACTCTCGAAGTCGATTACAACATCCTTCTGCTTGATGTTGCTCAAATTTTGCCCAATGTTTGCATTTCTGCGAAAAATGTAAACATTTTTTCAAAAAATGCTGACATCGAACGACAAAGTAAAGTAGAGAAAAGTAGAGTAGAGAAGAGTAAAGAAGAGTACATATTATGCGCTAAGCCGCAAGCGGCTGACGCGCCGCCGGTGATTTCTTTGCCGCTGAATGATGGGACTTTTTTCGACGTGTCGGAGAACGACAGGACCAAATGGTCGCAGCTCTATCCGAACGTTGACGTCGTACAACAACTCAGAAACATGGCAGGCTGGTGCGATTCAAACCCTACCAAGCGTAAAACTCGCGGAGGGATTAAGCGTTTTATCACCTCGTGGCTTTCCAGAGAGCAGGACAAGGGCGGCAAAGCGCCGCAGAATAAGCCGTTTGTCTACGGCGATGTATTCGCCGAGATGCTGGAGGAGGAAAAGAACCGTGGAAAGAGCTGACGTAATTAGCCTTTTAGGGCGGTTAAAACAGGCGTATCCGCAGGCCTATGCCAAGATGACCCGCGCAGAAGCCGAAGAGATGGTTTCCCTCTGGTCGGACATGCTGGACGGGGAAGATCCTGCTGCGGCAAAGGACGCAGTGGACGCGCTGATCGCCGAGGACACGAGGGGGTTTCCGCCGAAGGTCGGCCAAGTGCTGGCAAAGATCAGGGGCACAGTTTCCCCACACGTTTCGGTTGCGTGGATGAAGCCATACATCGAGCGGATAGCTGAACAGGAGGCATTCATGCCGAGCGTTTCGCGCTATGCAAGGGAACACGAGCTGACGTGGGAAGCGGCGGCTGCCGAAATGGGAGGGTGACGCATGGAACGAGTAGTTTCATTTGTCGTTGATGGAAGGCCCGTGCCGAAAGGAAGACCGCGTGTCACGCGGCATGGGACTTATACGCCAAAGAGCACGCAGATTTTCGAATCTGCAGTTCGCGCGGCATGGCTCGAGTGCGGGGAAAGGCCGTTTGAGGACGGAGAAGCGCTGGAAGTCATGGTAAATGCTTATTTTCCCATCCCATCTGGAACGCCAAAAAGAAAAAGGGGCGGATTGGATTTATCCCCATACCTTAAGCGCGGCGATATCGACAACATCATTAAGGCGGTATTGGACGCGCTCAACGGATATGCCTACAAGGACGATTCTGCCGTGTTTAGCGTTTGCGGGAGGAAGTTTTACACGGACGGCGAGCCGCTTACGGCGGTGACAATCTGTAGCGTGGAGGTCGACCATGAGCTTTGAGCACTGCCACTTCTGCCGGCCACCCGTGCGCTATCCCGGCTGCCAGGACCATTGCCCGTATTATGCGGAGGATATCGCAAAGCACCGAGCTGTCCGGAAGGAAGAGCAGCGGGAAACGCAGGAGAAAGACGACTATCTGAGCGCGCGCCATTTCAAAACGCGGCGCTATCAACGACTGAAATGAGGGAGCAAGAAAAGATGTTGACAGAAAAAGAGTTGGGCGAACGGCTCAAGAATATTCGCGAAGTGCGCCGCGTCAGCCAGTTCCGGCTTGGCGAAATGGTGGAATGCGGGCAGGGGCATATCGGGAAGCTGGAAAAGGGTGAGCACTACCCGAAGCTGCCGACGCTGTACAACATCAGCGAAGCGCTGAATATTTCCGTAAGCGATATTTTGGCGGAATCTCCGCCGTCAAAGGATGGGATGCTTTCGCCGGAGGAAGTCGGCGCAAACATCCGCAAATGGAGAACCATGCGGGGGCTTGGCGTGAAGAAACTGGCGGAAAAGTCGGGCGTATCGCGCAACAGCATCCGAAACCTTGAGACCGGAAAGTGCATGAGCTTCCTGCTAACGTATCAGTACATTGCCGAAGCGCTGGGCGTGACTGTCGGGACGCTACTCGGAGAGACGGGTGGTGCTGAATGATGAAAACTGTGCCATTTAAGACGGTGGCGTATCCACAGCTCAAGAAAGCCTTGCAGTCATCGGGCATGACCCCGCCGGAGTTGAGCAAGAAGCTCGGCGTTTCCCCGCTCTGCGTATGGCGATGGACAACGGGGAAGAACGAATTCAGTATTCGCGTGATTAAAGCGATCCTTGCGGTGACGGAGCTGACATTTGAAGAGGCTTTCGGGGAGGTGCGCGCATGAGCAAGATCGCGAGACCGAAAACGCCGTTTGAGTTCTGCGCCTATCCGGTGCTCAAGGAATCGTTGGAAAAGATGAACTACAACCAGACCGAACTGGCGCAATCCCTCGGCACGTCGCAATTTACGGTGTCGGCGTGGGTACGCGGCGACCGCGATACAACGGTGCGGCTGCTACTGGCACTGGAAGATTTGACGGGGATGACGTTCCGGGAGCTGTTTGGAGAATGGGAGGGACGAAGATGAAAGTTCTGGTTGCCTGCGAGGAATCGCAGGAAGTCTGCAAGGCATTCCGCGCGCTTGGGCATGAGGCGTATTCCTGCGACATTCAGGAACCCTCCGGCGGACACCCTGAGTGGCACATCTTAGGCGATGCAGTACAACTGGTGCAAATGCCCGTTAGCGTTTTCAAAACGATGGACGGAATCGAACACTGCGTTGAGTGGGTTTTACTGATTGCCCATCCCCCATGCACGTATCTCAGCAATGCGGGAGCGCGGCATTTGTGGAAAGACCATCAACTGCAAGCTGACCGTGTAATGCTTGGGATAAAGGCACGGGACTTCTTCATGGAATTTTACCGCTCCCCAATTCCTTTGAGAGCAGTTGAAAATCCTATCCCAAGCAGAGTTTTTTGCATGCCGGAATATTCGCAGGCAATTCAGCCGTATCAGTTTGGGCATCCGTATACCAAAAAAACTTGCCTGTGGCTGTGCAATCTTCCAAATCTTGCCCCAACAGATATTGTGTCTCCGGTTGCAACATGGTGTCCGAGTGGCAGTTACAGCCATAAGCATGGGGAACAGCATAAAGGTATGTTTACCACGGATAGGGCCAAAAACCGCGCAAAGACCTTCCCCGGCATCGCCAAAGCTATGGCGGAGCAATGGGGAGGAGACATTAGGGAGGATGCATGAACATCGGAGACACATACAGCTGGACGCCCGCAGCCTTTGAGGGCGCGAGCGGATTATGCAGTTTTGAAAAACTGAGAACCGTACACGGCAGAAGCGTCTACATCAACGAGCGCCACCGCTACTTTACGGCGGAGGCGGAGGTAAACGGAATCAAGCTCAGAGAGAGCTTTAAATTTTAACAAAAATCAGGAGGAATTTCATCATGAACAACAATCAGGACTATATCGTTCGCTGTGACCGCGCAGGCGTGTTTTTCGGCAAGATCAAGGAGAGAAACGGCTCCGAGGTTACCATGGTCGAGGTGCGTAAGCTGTGGAGCTGGGACGGCGCGTGTGCCGTGGAGCAGCTGGCGCAGGACGGAACAAAAGCACCGGGCAACTGCCGTTTTACCGTGACGATCCCGGAAATGACCGTGCTGGGGGCAATCCAGATTATCCCGTGCACGGATGCGGCATCTGCGTCGCTTCGCGGCGTAAAGGAGTGGAAGAGATGACGCTTGATGATAAAGTCAAGGAATTCCTGTTAGCAACCTCCGGCGACGGCTCCGGCTCCGGCGACGGCTCCGGCGACGGCTCCGGCTCCGGCTCCGGCGACGGCTCCGGCTCCGGCTCCGGCTCCGGCTACGGCTCCGGCTCCGGCTCCGGCTCCGGCTACGGCTCCGGCTACGGCTCCGGCGACGGCTACGGCTCCGGCTCCGGCGACGGCTACGGCTACGGCTCCGGCATTAAAAGTTTTAATGGGGAACCGGTCTATCGAATTGACGGAGTAAACACGCTGATTCATTCCGTGCGCGGTAACACTGCGCACGGGGCAATCTTGAACGCCGATTTGACGCTCACGCCGTGCTATATCGTCAAGCGGGACAATGTTTTCGCGCACGGCGAAACGCTGCGCGAGGCAATGGAGGCGCTGCGAGACAAGCTGTTTGAGGACATGCCGGAAGATGAGCGCATTGATGCGTTCCTGCGCGAGACAGACCGCGAAAAAACGTATCCGACGCAGTATTTTTACGATTGGCACCATCGCTTGACCGGCTCATGCGACATAGGACGAAAGCAGTTCGCCCGTGAACACGGTGTTGACCTCGAGCATGGCATGATGACGCTTACGGAGTTTTTGGAGATGACGAAAAATGCTTACGGTAGCGACGTGATTAGAAAAGTGATCGATAGGATGGAGGAATAAATGGACGCGTTAGAGTTTTTGAGAGAGCGCAAGAGAATGTGCATCTCGTACGAAGGCTGCTATGGCTGTCCGTTTGCAAAAAGGCTCTGTGTCATTAGCCATGTCATGCCCGATGAAGATTTCGAGAGAATTATCGCTACCGTCGAGCAGTGGGAAAGGGTGAGCGCATGAAACGAAGCACATTTTTAGACCTGTGCGTGCAGGCGGCGGTGAAAAAGGACAAGCCAAAGGTGCTGTACGCCGGGATCGAATATTACCCCGAGGGTTATGAGCTGCGATTCGACAAGAGCGGCAAGGCGGTACATAGAGCGATCCTGCGGGACGCGAGCAAGCACAACTGCCTTTTCTACTGCCCGCTGGGGAAGGCGCAGGAGGTGCAGGCGGAAGTCACGGCGCTTGAAGCGGAAATCGCCGAGCTGAAAAACTGCATCGACAAGAAGAACGATCTGATTGCTAAATATGCGAAATTAAAGGCGGAGATGCAACGAAAGAATGCCGTTTTGACCGAGCAGATCAGCCAGATGAACGGAGAAGCCATCACCCGAGAGAACGCGATCGCAAACCTGAAAGCGGACTTAGATTCAGCCAAAAACTCGGCTCAGTATTTGAACGATCAGGGGCAGCAGTATTGGAGAGCGTGGCAGGAATCAAAGCGAGAAGTTGCCGACTTGAAAAACAAACTCGATGACGCGGAGGTGGCACTTAGGCGAGCGAATGGCGAGTGCGCTTTTAAGCAAGAGGCCCTTAATGTAATGCGTAACAGGCGCTACAACGCCGAGCAGCGCGCCAATTACGCAGAAGCCCACCCGTGGCGGAATCTGTGGGCGTGGGTGAAGAGGAAGATTGGCCGTGAGTAAGTGAATCATTATTACCCGCTGTGAGTTAAAACAAAAAGGGGGAAAAGATGGACGCTAAGCGCCTGAACCGTGACGCAGTTGTATATAAGCAAATTGCGATTCACGGGGGAGAGAAAAACGATAGTAGTCTTATTTTGGCAGCGAAAACATATCGAAAACAAGGGACTGTGAAATATGTAAATCTTGATAGCGAATACATAGTTGCAGAAATTGAAGGAGCAAAAGAAGTTTTTCGAGCAGAGCGGAGGCGCATATGAGCACATTTCCTGACCGCCTGCGGAGGTTACGCGAACGCCAGCAGTTAAAGCGCTGCGTGTTATCTGAGCTGTGCGGGCTGAACCGCAACACGATCAAACGCTACGAGATGGGGATGCAGAAACCGTCAATGGACGCGCTGATAAGCATCGCTGACTATTTCGGAGTGTCGATTGATTATTTGCTCGGGCGGTCGGACTACCCGAAAAGTTTATAAAAAATATTTTGCAAAACTCACTTATAAGTGAGTTAGCGCATTGCAATTATGGGAGGATTGAACCGCAGAGGTGTAAAGGCCTTTGCGGTTCTCTCATTTATGGCGTGTACCTCCTGCGCCATAGCGGGGGCGGTGCTTTTTCATCTTTTTCACGCCGCTTCCGCACCATGCCGCACGCGCGATGCAGCCCACGATCAGGGCCGAGAGGTCGCACCTCTCATGCGGCACAGGACCCCGCGCACCTCTCAACGATGTGCCCCAGCGGGGACATACGCAGATGTGGCGGAATAGGTAGACGCTACAAACGACAGTTCGGGTGCCGCCCAGCAAAGCGGTGGAGGCCGACACTGTTAGGCTATGTGAGGTGCAAATCCTCACCATCTGCACGATGGGCCGGGTAGCGCCCGGACAATGTGAGACCGCCATCGTCATGGCTCACATGAAAATGACAATGCTTGCTGAAAACTGCGCTTGTCTTGATGCGTCAAGACCGGTTTGACCTGACGGAATAGGGGCTACGACTTTTCGGAGCGTAGTTGCCGGTAGCGTGTGACAATCTAAGCGAGAAAGACGGCCAATGGAAGAAATAACGCCCAATGTGGGCGGCGTTGTAGCCCCTCGGGGCGGGTAAAGTCTGCTATGTAAGGCCAAGGGGCGGGGGCTGGTAGCAAAAAAATGCGACAAGAGAGGTGGTGACGAGTGCCATTAACAGCAAAGCAAGAGAGATTTGTTCAAGAGTACCTTGTGGACTTAAATGCCACTCAAGCCGCCGCGAGAGCCGGTTACAAGAACGCCGAAAAGGGGAGGCAGTTAGTTACGAATAGTAACGTTTCGGCTGCTATCCAGAAGGCAAAGGCAGAAAGACAGAAACGAACGGAAGTAACGCAGGACTATGTTATAGAAAAACTCAAAGAAATCGCAGACAAGCCTGCGTCTGATTGCATGGAAAGCGATTTGAAATACGCGAATAAGCTAAAAGCGCTTGAAATGCTGGCGAAGCATACGGGTGTGTTCGATAAGCAAGACAACACAAGCGCCGATTCCGTTGTCAAGGTGATTATTGATGTCTGACATTCGTTTATCCGAGAAAATCGGACCTGCGTTTTACGATATTGCTCATGACATTTTTCATCATGGGCATACGCACTACGATTTTAGCGGCGGGCGCGGTTCCCTAAAATCGTCCACGGTATCAATTATCGTGCCGCTTCTGCTGGTTGCCAATCCCGGCACACATGCGCTGGTGTTGCGCAAGGTGGCAAATACGATCCGCGATAGCGTGTACGCACAGTATATCTGGGCAATCGGCGAGCTGGGCATGGCAGCGTATTGGGAAGCAAAGGTTTCCCCAATGGAGCTGATCTACAAGCCGACAGGACAAAAGATCATGTTCCGTGGCGCTGATGACCCGATGAAGATCAAGTCTATCAAAGTGCCGTTTGGCTATATTGCCGTGACGCACTTTGAAGAGAAAGATCAGTTTGCTGGACGCGCGGAAATCCGAAACATTTTGCAGTCCACCATGCGCGGCGGCTCGGTTTTCTGGAATTTCGAAAGCTATAACCCGCCGATCTCGCGCGACAACTGGGCGAACAAGGACAGTTTGGAAGAGCGCGCTGACCGGATTTGCCACAAGTCGACATATCTGCAAGCACCGCCTGAGTGGTTGGGAGAACAGTTTCTTGCCGAAGCGGAACACCTGAAAGAAACGGACGAGCGCGCATATCAGCATGAGTATCTCGGTATTCCGGTAGGAACTGGCGGCAATGTGTTCGATAAGCTGGAACTGCGGGAGATCACAGATGAAGAAGTCAAAAGTTTCGACCGAATCTGTCAGGGGGTGGACTTTGGCTGGTTCCCCGACCCGTTTGCTTTTATCCGGCTGCATTATGATCGGGCAAGAGAGAAGATATATCTGTTAGACGAGATTTATCAAAACAAATTATCCAACGAGCAAAGCGCGACAATGATTAAGCAACGTGGATATAGCAACATTCGGACGATTTGCGACAGCGCCGAGCCGAAAAGCGTTGCTGACCTCCGTGCAATGGGGCTTCCTGCGTATGAAGCGGTCAAAGGACCTGGCTCGGTCGAATACGGAATGAAGTTCTTGCAGCGGAGAACAATTGTCATTGACAGGCGGCGCACACCGCACGCTTACAATGAGTTCGTGGGATACGAATACGAAAGAAACAAAGACGGCGACATTATTAGCGGCTACCCTGACGCGAACAACCACCTGATTGACGCGACGAGGTATGCATTAGAGCCTGTCAGCCGCAGAATGGGAGTTATTGCATGAGCAGTGCAGTTATCCAAAAGTTAAAAGAACTTGGCTATACGACAATCCCGGAAGATTTTTACAGCCAAGTTGACCTCTGGAAGTCTTGGTATGTTGGGAAAGTAAAGGATTTTCATCAATACCGGCGATATAACGGGCATAAGTGGACAAAGTGCAACCGTGCAAGCCTCGGTATGGCGAAAAAGGTTTGCGAGGACTGGGCAAACCTCTTGATGAATGAGAAAGTCCAGATCACACTTGAAGGGCAGAAAGAACAGGCGTTCGTTGATAGCGTCCTGACAGCGAACAACTTCACGGTCAAGGCAAACGAAATGCAGGAAATGAAGTCAGCGCTCGGAACTGTGGCGTACATTCCGCGTGTGGTGGGGCAGGCCGTCAACGAAAGCGGCGAGATTGTGCCTGGTGATGTTTCCGGAATCGAGCTGGACTATGTGACGATTGAGCACATCTTTCCGCTGGCTTGGCAGAATGGATTTATCACAGAATGCGCGTTCGACAGCGTAGTCACCCGAGCCGGAAAGAATTATCTGTATTTGCAGATTCACCGGAAAGACGAAACCGGACTTTACGTCATCGAGAACAGCATTTACCGATACGAAAATGAAACGCTTGCCGACGCGCTGCTCACCGATGTTCCGGGCTTTGAGCGAATCCCCCCTGTGGTACATACGGGAAGCGACAAGAGGCAGTTCGTCATCGACAGACCGAACATCGCAAACAATCTTGACTACCTGCTTCCGGTTGGTATCCCTGTGTATGCAAACGCGATTGATGTTCTGCGCGGCGTTGACTGTGCCTATGACTGCTATGTCAACGAGTTCGAAAACGGCCCGATGATGATGATGGTCAAAATTCCCGCCACAAGGTGGGAAGACGGTGAACCGACGCTTGATGACCATGACCGGCGTTTCTATCTGCTCCCGGAGGATACGCAGCAAGGAAACGTCGTAGAGACAATTTCCCCGACACTAAGAACCGAGCAGCTGAATGTAGGACTTCAAGACCAACTGAATGTACTGTCCAGTAAGTGCGGTTTCGGCGAGACCTATTACCGCTTTGACGGCGGAAGCGTCGCGACAGCAACGCAAGTTATCAGCGAAAACTCCACCATGTTCCGCACCATCAAAAAGCATGAGATTGTGCTGGAACAGGCGCTTGTGGAACTGTGCCGCATTCTGCTTTGGCTGGGCAACACGGCCATGAACGCTGGGCTGAATGAGGAAGTGGAAATATCCATCGACTTTGATGATAGCATCATTGAGGACAAGCAGACCGACTTTTCCCGCGATATGCAGCTTTTGCAAGCTGGCATCATGAACGATTGGGAATTCCGCATGAAGTGGCTTAACGAAGACGAAGCGACCGCAAAGGCGGCGCTGCCGAAGATGCAGGAAATGACGACCGAGGAAGAAACGGAGGTAGAGTAATGGCGGTAGAGGGGGAGCAGGTAACGGCATTGGAGCCGGAGAACCTGGGCGTGGTCGCGGTATGAGCCTTGCACGGTTTTTGTCACAGCAGGATATTAACCGAGCAAACGCTGCGTCTGTCACTGATATGGGCGATATTATCAGGCGCACATTTGAGCGCAACGCTGCTGAAATCAATGGGCTTGAGCTGTCGGACGCTGAAAAGAAAGACGCAGTAAAGCAGATGGCAACTCTCGCAACAACGGCGCTCAAAACGGCGGCAGGAGCAGTCAATCCTTATGCAAGCGGGCCTGCGCGCCTGACAACGGCGCAGAAAACAGGAAGCGCCGCAGACAGAGCCGCAAGAGCGCGCGGTGAAATGGATAGCTACATGCGGAAATTGCGTGACCAGTCCAATAAAAACCGCAAAGCAGCAGAAAACAAGTCGTTTTCCAATGCCTTTGTAACAGCGCAAAAGTCCGGCGCGTTGGAAGTTACGGTAAACGGCAAGAAATACCGCAGGGCTAACAAGCGCAGCGGTACATGGCGTCCGGTATGATTAACTTTGAAAATCTCGAAAAGTTCACATTCCCCGGCGTGGGCAAGTACGATATTCCGCAGATTGAGCCGGTCAAGGCATACCCACAAGGTGATTTTATCCCCGTGAATTACCATTACACGGCAAAAGACCCGGCGAGCAAAATCGTGCATTTCTTTGTTGACGATTATCAATTCATTCGGTATTGGAACACGCCGGACAAGTACATTCCGAAACTGTCGCAGTTTGCGGCGGTGTGCGCGCCGGACTTCTCCACTTACACAGATATGCCGCTGGCGATGCAGATATACAACCATTACCGCAAGCATTGGTTGGCGGCATACTGGCAAATGCACGGCATGACGGTTTACCCCTCTGTATCATGGAGCGATGAGCGCAGTTACGGTTGGTGCTTTGATGGCGAGCCTGTCGGCGGAATTGTTGCGGTTAGTTCGGTAGGCACACAGCAGAACAAGGAAAGCAAGCGGCTCTTCCTGCGCGGTTACGAAGAAATGATGAAGCGTCTCTCACCGGAATGGGTGATATTCTACGGAAAAGTGCCGGAAGAATGCGACTGGAATGTAATTCGAGTAAAGCCGCACTATGACGAAATTGTGAAACGGAGGAAAGCAAAATGGGCGGACGCGGAGGAAGCGGGAGCTTTGGATTTTCATCAATAAATGCTACCCGATCAAAAATCGCCAATCTGAAAAAAGAACATCTTTTTGTGTTCTCTCCATCGGGCGATTTGCTCTACAAAGAGCAAGGAACAGCTCAACATACAGGATACGGAGATGCCGACTATAAAGGGAATATTGTTTTACACAACCACCCGGAGGGTGTTCTCCCTGTCCCGTCCCTGAAAGATATTGAAACATGGCAAAAATCAGGAGCAAAAGCAATCATAATTGAAAGCCGGTATGCAACGTTTACATTATCAGGACCACACAACAAGGGATTTTATGAAACACTCGCATATAATCACAATGCCGTGCGCCGCGCCGTAAGAGAAGCAGCGAGTAAGGTATCGGCTGATTATAAGGCGGGAAAGTATAAAAGCGTGCAGGAAGCCAGAGAAGCAAGCATAAGAGCACAAACGGAAGCGACAAATAACGCATACGCCAAGTTTGCAAAGGCCGCTGGCGTTAAATATTCCTTTAAGTGGAAGAAGAAAAAGGCGTGAAAAAGTATCCTTTTACTCCTGAACTACTGGATGCTCTCCCGGAAGAACTGGCGGAGCTGTTCCGGTCTCTTGAAGATACGCTGCTTGACGAGATATGCAGCCGCTTGAAGCTGGCAGATCAGCTCAACGAGGTTACGGTACAGGATATAAAAGCGCTTCGGTCGCATGGCATCGACCTGAAGGACATCGAAAAGGCAATCCGCAAGACCACTGGCATCAGTGAAAAGAAGCTGAAAGAGCTGCTGGACGATGTGGTAGAACGAAACCAGAAGTATTACACCGAGCTTATCGACCTTGCACACATCATCCAGCCCAAGACGCTGGTTGATGCTGCCACGGTGGATGCAATCAGGACGCAGACACTTGATACATTCCGCAACCTAACCGCATCTATGGGCTTTCTGGTAGACGCTGGGCGGACGATGCTTTCACCTGCAAAAGCGTACCAATGGGCGCTGGATAACGCTACAATGCAAATCCAGAGCGGTGCAATCAACTATAATCAAGCTATCAAGACGGCGGTAAAGCAGCTTGCGGACAGCGGCTTGAAGGTCGTTGACTACGAAAGCGGCCATCGAGATCAAATCGATGTGGCGGTGCGCAGAGCCGTGATGACCGGCGTAAATCAAATTTGCGCTAAATATACGGAGCAGTCGGCGCAGTATCTCGAAACTCCGCATTTCGAGGTTTCCGCCCATGCTGGCGCGAGAGATAAGCCGGGGCCGTCACCGTGGTCGAGCCATAAGGATTGGCAAGGCAAGGTATACAGTATTCGCGCAGGTGACATCTACCCGAACATCTACGAGGTGTGCGGCCTTGGCGCTGTGGACGGGCTGGAGGGCGCAAACTGCCGCCATCGCCGCAACGTTTGGGTTGAGGGCGTAAGCGAACGCACATATACAGATGAGCAGCTTGAGCATATTGATGATGATCTCGGCTGCGAGTTTGACGGGAAGAAATACACCGCATACGAGGCGACGCAGATGCAACGGCGTGTTGAGCGCCAGATTATCAAGCAGGACAGGCTTGTAACAGCGTATAAGGCAAGCGAGCAAAAGGACGAATATTATGCCGCAGAAGCGAAACTTGTAAGACTGATCGCCAAATATAAGGCTTTTAGTGAAGCGGCGGGGTTGCCGCTGCAACGGGAAAGGACAAAGGAGCTGTATTGAACTGGGAAGAAGTCAAAAAGGCAATCGATGCAATTTTGAAGCGCGGCAACGACGCAGAGATACGTCGAAAAGGCTATGGGTACATTGTCTTAGAGGTCAAGAAAACAATCAAATACACTTCCACGTAAAAGAAAACCGCCCCGGTTAAGGGGCGGGGAAATCGTTATCTTTACTGTCTTGAATGTCCAACTGTTCCTTGATTTTGTCGTGTAACGCGTTCCACTTTCCGCTTTCGTAGTTGGTATCAAGCATAAGGAGTAAGTCGATTACTTCACGACGGGACAGTTTAATCGTCCTTGTTTTTAAGTTAATATTCATCATTTTGTTTCCCTTTCTGCCCTCGTGACCTCCGGGGCGGGATTTTGAATTAAAAGCCGAGTTTCGTTTGTCGATTAATTTCGTAAGCAACTCCCGCATCGTAAGCCTTGATAAGAGGCAACAGGCCGTTTCCTACTTCTGCCATGAAAGCGTTCATTGCGTTACTTTTGCAAGCGGGAATAATCCGCTTCTGCGTGTGCGCCTCCTTGATGCCAATTTCATAAGCTTTTACTTCAACGGCGGTCATGTCAAATTCCTTTCCGGCTTTCGCCTGTCACATTTGTTCCTTGTGAGTATATGATACTATAAGTTTACTTATATTTCAAGATGGGATATTCCACAAGAAATAGCAGATTGAATTGTTGAAAATGTATAAGTTGACTTATTACAGAGAATGTGGTACTATGTTGCAAAAGGAGGATTGCAGCATGGCAACAGAGGCGCAGATAAGGGCAAGCACGAAGTACAACCGAAAACAGGACACCATAACGGTGCGGGTGGATAAAGAAATCGGCAAAAAAATACGCGATGCCGCAGAACGGCAAGGCGTAAGTGTGAAAGAGTTTATTCTTGCGGCGGTAATGCCGCACATCGACGATAAGTAAATAACATCTTCCGCGTAATTGGACGCGGGAAAGGGCAATAGGAGCCAACCTGTAAGGAACGCTTACAAGTTGGCTCTTTTGTTTTATCAACACTGACCGACAGGTCGTTAAACAAGGAGATTTTTATGGCAGAAGAAACCACCGTGCAGAGCACGGGAACGACTGCGCAAGAGCAGGAAAAGACGTTCACTCAGGCTGACGTTGACAAGATGATTCAGGCGAGGCTTGACAGAGAACGGAAGAAGTACCCCAGCGAGGAAGAAATCACTGCATACCGCACTTGGAAAGACGGCCAGCAGACCGAACAGGAGCGACAGGCAAAACGCGATAAGGAGCTTGCGGACAGCAAGAGCGCTTTATCCGCTGCACAGTCTGAGCTTGAACAGGTCAAGCGTGATAAGTACGTGCTTTCCAAAGGCCTGACTGGCGATGATGCAGAGTTTATCGCGTTTAAGGCTCTCAGGATGATGGACGACAAGACCACTTTTGAGCAGGCCGTTGATAAGCTCACGGAAAATCGTCAGAAAGTCAAGTTTGACTGGACGGCTCCTGCGGGCGGAGGTGACAAACCGAACGCAAATAATGCCGCGATGAACAGTCTGATTCGCGGCGCACTGAAATAAAAAAGGAGAATCAAAAATGGCAACTATTGATCGTTCCGCACTTTCCGGCCTTATTCCGGAACCCGTAACCCGCGAGATCATGCAGGGCGCTATCGCCGAATCTGCTGTCCTTCGTATGGGCCGCAGGCTGGCGAATATGTCCAGCAAGACGCAGACCATCAACGTGCTTGACGCACTTCCCTCCGCGTATTTCGTCAACGGCGAGGCCACTGACGGCGGCGCCGGTGAGGCATTCAAGCAGACCACCAAGATGGCGTGGGACAAGAAGAAACTGTACGCCGAGGAGATCGCGGTCATCGTCCCCATTCCCGAGGCCGCTCTCGATGATGCGGACTATGACATTTGGGGCGAGGTCAAGCCCCGTCTGACCGAGGCTTTCGGCAAGGTCATTGACGCGGCTATTCTGTTCGGCACCAACAAACCCAGCACTTGGCGCACTGGCGTTGTACCCGCTGCTATCGCTGCCGGTAACGGTGTGCCCGTCGGGGCCAGCGTCTTTGACGACATCATGGGCGAGAACGGGCTGATCGCCAAGGTGGAGCTGGACGGATTTAACCCCAACGGCGTCATGTCCGCCATCCAGATGCGCGGTAAGCTGCGCGGTTTGAAGGACACCACCGGACAGCCCATTTTCAAGTCCGATATGCAGGGCGCGACCCGCTACGGGCTGGACGGCATGGATATGTATTTCCCCATGAACGGCGCTTTCGACCCCGCCCAGGCTCAGATGATTGTGGGTGACTGGAGCCAGCTGGTTTATGCCATTCGTCAGGACATGACCTTCAAGATCTTCACCGAGGGCGTTATTCAGGACCCCACCACGAAGGCTATCACATACAACCTCATGCAGAACGATATGGTCGCGCTGCGTGCGGTCATGCGTCTGGGCTGGGAGATTGCGAACCCCATCAACGCCTACAATGCAGAAAAGGCAAATCCGTTCCCGTTCTCTGTTTACGGCAAGGGCGGCGACATCTCTGCTGTTACCGTCTCGCCCGCTACCGCGACGATGGCAAAGGGCGACAGCAAGTCGTTTACTGCTGCTGTTACCGGCGAGGGCATTATCAACGGCGAGGTCGAGTGGAGCCAGAATGGCACGAAGTCCAAAATCAGCGAAGACGGCTTGCTGACTATCGACTCCGCTGAGACTAAGACCAGTATCACCGTTACGGCCAAGTCCAAGCAGGACAGCACGAAGACCGGCACTGCCACTGTTACCGTTTCTTAATCTGAAAGGAGCTGACCCGTATGACATACGCTGATTATACATACTACACCGGTACCTATATGGGCGCTGTGAGTGAAAATGACTTCCCGCGTCTTGTTGTCCGCGCCAGCTCCTTCCTCGACTACTACACGCGCAACAAGGCAGCGGATAACGCCAATCTGGATGCGGTCAAGATGTGCTGCTGTGCCCTTGTGGACAAGTACGCAGTTATCGAGACGGCACAGGCGCTGGCGCAAAAGAATCTCGCCAACGCTGCCGTTGGTGATGCGGAAGTCAAGAGCGAGACGGTAGGCAGCTATTCCAGAACACTTGCAACGGGCGGGGAATCTGCTTTGTCTGCCCTCAATGCGACGGACGGGGCAAAGAAACTGCTGGCAGAAACGTGCATGGAATACCTTGCACATACCGGGCTGCTGTATCGCGGAGGTGTGTATAGATGTACGCTCCCCACACTGTAACGATTTACAACATCGTGCAGGAGATCGACCCGACAACTCTTGATGAGGTTGAAAAGGTATACACCACGATTTTACGCGGTGTGATGCTCCAAGCGTCTAAAGGCGTGAACGTGCGTGAAAGCGGCCTTGAAGGTGCTGACGCTGTAAATCTGTATATCCCGTTCTCCGTGGAAGCGGTGGACGGGGTAACAGGTAAGCCGAAAAACTACATCGGCCCGCAATCGTTTTTCAAAGCGGCGGATAAGTCTAACTTATGGACGCTCTCATACAAGGGTAACGGTGGCATGACGTGCTTTGTAAAGGGCAAATTCGTGTCGGACAACATGACTGTCGTTCTGAGCCATGACGATTGCTACAACGTGACGAAGGTTGATGCAATGGACTACGGTAGCACCGATATGCAGCATTTCGAGTGCGGAGGGGCCTGATATGGCGCTGAAATTCACGGTGCATACCGAGGGCATGGACGCGCTCAGGGAAAAGCTGGCGCAAGGTTGCAGCAAGGCTGAACACATTCTTGCTCAACAAATACGGGCAGATACAGACCCGTTTGTTCCCGCGTTAACCGGTAGTTTGGCAAACAGGACGCGAATTGATGGATATACCGCTGGCGATTATGGACCATCCGGCGGAAGTGTCATCGTTTATCCCGGTCCGTATGCCCGTTTTCTGTATTACGGAAAAGTAATGGTTGACCCAAACACCGGCAGCACATACGCGCCGAAGGGCGGAACGAAAGTGGTCACAGACCGAAACTTAGTATTCAACAAGGCGATGCATCCGCAAGCACAAGCACATTGGTTTGAAGCATCTAAGGCGCAAAACCTTGATAAGTGGGTGCGTGTAGCAGATAAGGCGGTGAAGAAATTTGGAAAAGATTAAAAAGACGGTTTCGGCGGCGGAAGAAGATCAGGTCTCCCGCAAGCTGCTTGCGTGGTTAAACACATTCCCTGACAAGCCGGTTGATTTGATTCGATTCGAATTTCTTCCCGCCGATACTCCGGCGATGGCGCTGTCTACGATTCAGGCGGCGTATATCGTCAAGAAATACATTCTCGGCGGGTATCAGGCGGAATACCAATTCAAGGTTATCTACCGCATGAAGCCGGGGAATAGCAACGACAAACGGCTCAAGGCAGATGAAACGCTCAATGCCCTTGGCGATTGGGCGGCAAGCGAAAAGCCGCCCTCCATCGGGGACGGTCGAAAAGTCATCCGCATTGAACCGACAACGCGATCCTCTCTTTTCGCCGTGTATGAAAACGGCGACGAGGATCACCAAATCCTTATGAAAATGAACTACGAGGTGATTAAAAATGGATGATACGACCTTTAACACCACGGCGGGGCAGACCGTAGACCGCGAACTTCTGATCGCGTTACTGAACACGGGCGAAACCGGAACTCCAACGTGGTCGCCCCTCGGTACGCGCGTCACGGATTCCAGCATGGAGTATGACTGGCAGGAGGATTCCTCGAAGGACATTCTCGGCACGACGCGCACGACCATGAAGAAACCCATTATCACGCAGACCTTTGACCCGTCCAATCTCGACGCTGGCGACCCTGCCATCGTCAAGGTGTGGAATCTCGCGGTCAAGGAGCAGAACGCGGCGGCGCTGGCAAATCAGGACGTGCTGATCGTCCACGCTTATGCAGGCACGGCGAATACGGCAGTCTTTGCGGAGCGCTATTCGTCCTGCATGGTCAAACCCTCTTCCCTCGGCGGCGAGGGCGGCGGCTTTATCGGTATGCCTATCGACGTGACGCTTGGCGGCACGCGCAAAACGGGCACTGCGTCCATTTCCGGCGGCACTGTTACGTTTACAGAGGACTAAATCAAAGAGGGCTGGCGTTTGTCAGCCCTCATTTCGGAGGTAAGTATGGAACTCAGCTTTGATTCTGGCGTAAAAGAATACACCATTCGAGGTGTAAACGGTATTGTGACCGTGCATTTCAACCCTGCGGACGTAAATTTCGCAAAGAAAGCGTACCGCGTATTCAATGATTTGCGAAAAAAGCAGGAAGAGAGAGTGTCAAAGCTCGATACAACCGAGCCGGGCGACGAGCTCTTTGACATGGTGGATTCCATCGACAGGGAGATGCGCGACATCATCAACGATTTGTTCGAGCAGGATATTGCGGATACGCTTTTTGGGTCGGTAAATGCTTATTCCGCAGCAAACGGCGCTCCGGTATGGCAGAACTTTATGAATGCCATCATTGACCAGTTTGACGAAGCGACCAAGCGGGAGCAGGCACTTGCAGACGAAAAAATCCGTAAGTATACGCAGAAGTACAAAAAATGATGTATGAACTTCCGACGTCGCTGAATGTCTGCGGCGTTGAGTATGCTATCCGCTCAGACTATCGCGCGGCACTGGACGTGCTGTCGGTATTTGCTGCGGTCGATCTGACCAACGAGCAAAAAGTGATTGCGGCGCTGGATATCTTTTATCCGGACTTCTTAAAAATGCCGGATGAGCACATTCCAGAAGCCGTGAAGCAAATGACGTGGTTCCTCGACTGCGGAGATGAGGGTGACAACAGAAAGCGCCCAAAACTGATGGACTGGGAACAAGACTTCCAATACATTGTGGCTCCTATCAACCGCGTTGTGGGACAGGAAGTGCGCGCAATGCCTTACTTTCACTGGTGGTCATTTGTATCTGCGTACTACGAAATCGGTGATTGCCTGTTTGCAAACATTGTGAGAATCCGCAGCTTGAAAGCAAAGGGGAAAACGCTTGACAAGTCGGATAGAGAATTTTACAGAGAAAACAGGCGGCTTGTTGATCTAAAAAAGCCGATGACAGAAGAAGAAAACGACATAATCAATGCGTGGTTGGGCAAAAAAACGCCCGACGCAAAATAGCATCGGGCGAGGGTGGTTACTTGTCTGCAATGAATGTAATTTCGTTTCCAGACCAAAAGTCGGGAGTGAAGCGAATTTCAATTTCTTTCCAGTCTTTGGGGACTTCGTATCCGACAACGCCGGTCATTTTCTTACCGGCAGCAATAGCTCCGTCTAACTGAGTTTTATCGGTTGCGATGGTGGCTGAAATGCTCAGATTTGTCGAGTAGTCATCAACATAGGCGTTGAACGATGCGATAGAGCTAACGGCAATATCTTTATCCGACTGGTTATCAATGGAGAATTCGCAAAGCAAAAACGCATTGCCATCATCAGGGGTGTTGAACTGCGATCCATTGCTTTCGGTGCAAGAATCAAACTTTACACTGATTCCGTTTAGCTCGGCGGTTTCTCCAACGCTAAATGTTTGTTTCTCCGCGCCAGAATCATCGCCCATGCCGTTTAATGCGGCGGCAATCATGCAAATGCCGAAAATAGCAATGATAATCCCCAATACTGGGTGGCGCTTTTTCTGCTTGGCTCCACACTGCGGGCAAGTGGTAGCGGATTTTGCGATAGATGCCCCGCATACCTTGCAAGTAGTCATCTTATCCATTTTTCATTCCTCCTTGCCATTATTTATGGCTTCTTGGATGATATCACGCAAAAAACCAAAAAGCAAGAAGGTGACATTATGGCTGACGGCGAAGTCGTATTTGAAGCGACTATTAGCGACAAAAAACTCCATCAGGAGTTGAACAAAGTTAAAAGCAATATCGAATCCTTACAAAAGGAATTCAACCGGCTAAACGACCAGAAAACGCCAATGGAAGACCGGCTACGCAACATCGGCGCAGAGCTGGATGCGGCAAAACAGGTGCTTGCCGATATGCGCACAGCGCCAAAAGGCACGTATGAGAAAATCGACGTGTCCGAGCAGGCCGAGCGCGTGCGAATGCTGCAAAGCGAATTTAACAAAACTGCAAATAGCATTGATAAGCTCAACGAAAAGCTCAACAAAACCGGCGACAAGATTTCCGACGCGAAAACGCAGGCAGTCGAGCTAACACAGCAGATCGAGGGCAGAGCCAAAGGCGCAGGGCTGCGCAATGCAACCGAAGCGGCGGCAGATTCCATGAAAGTATTTGGACAGCGCTTAAAATCTGTTGTCCGCAGTGCACTTGTTTTTACAGTTATTACCCAAGCATTAACAAAAGTGCGCGACTGGGTAAAAAATGTCGTAATGGTAAACTCCGATGCAAGAGAATCCATTGCGCAGCTTAAAGGAGCGCTTTTGACGCTGGCGCAGCCTCTTGTAAGTGTAATTGTCCCCGCCTTTACACTGCTTGTAAAAGTTATCACAGCAGTAGTCTCACAGATTACGCGTCTTGTGGCGCTTATCTCCGGCAAGAGCGTTAAGGCAACTGCTAACTCGGCAAAGGCTCTGAACAAAGAGACCAGCGCATTAAAGGGAACGGGAAGTGCCGCGAAAAAAGCGGCGAGTCAGCTTGCGGCGTTTGATGAGATCAACCAGATTTCCACCGATACCGCAAACGATACGGGCGGCGGTGCATCTGCTGACGCAATCACTCCGGACTTTAGCTACATGGACGACATCAGCGACCGCTTAAAGAAAATCGCTGATGCAGTCATGCTCATTGCGGCAGGCTTAGCGCTGTGGAAAATCAGCAGCAGCTTGCCGGGTGTGCTTGGCACTATTTTGCAAAAGCTTGGCGGCATCCTTATCGCGGTTGGCGGATTGATTCTTCTGTGGGACGGCTTATCCGACGCATGGAATAACGGCGTCAACTGGGGGAATCTGCTCGAAATGCTTGCAGGCACAGCGGCGCTTGCCGGGGGGCTTGCAATCGCATTCGGCAAAGTCGGCGCGGGCATCGGCCTTGTAGTGGCTGGCGCAGCAATGATTATCACAGCGTTTAAGGACATTTGTGATAACGGTGCAAATCTTCAAAATACGCTGTTATTGATTGCTGGCATTGTGGCAACGGGGCTTGGGTTCTTTTTTCTGACCGGCAGCGTTATCCCTCTTGTTATTGCTGGCATCGCATCTGTAGTTACGGCGGCGCTTGCGCTTACAGGTAATTTGACAGAGTTTGCCAGAAACTTGAAAGATAATATCCTCGGGGGAATTATCCAATTTATCAAGGGCGTGTTCACGGGCAACTGGAAATCTGCGTGGGAAGGTGTCAAAAAAGTTTTCTCTGGCATCTGGAACAGCATCGTTATTATTGCCGAGAGCGCCATCAATGCCGTCATTAAAGGCTTGAACTGGCTGATTAGTAAAATCAATACGATCAAGTTTACTGTTCCGAGTTGGGTTCCCGGTGTCGGCGGCAAAAGCATCGGCGGGCATATTTCTTCGCTCTCTGAGGTTCGTTTGCCGCGTTTGGCGACCGGTGCAGTTATTCCCCCCAACAAAGAATTTCTTGCCGTGCTGGGCGACCAGAAAAGCGGGACGAACATTGAAACGCCGCTTGCAACGATGGTTGACGCATTTAAGCAGGCTATGGCGGAATCCGGCGGCGGAACAACCACGGTCGTGGTGCAGCTCGACGGTAAGGAAATCGCACGCAGCACCGTGAAGAATATCAACAACATGACGCGCGCGGCGGGTAAGCCCGTGCTGCTGTACTAAGGAGGGAAAACATGGAAGTCCTTATTATCAACGGCACGGATTACTCGTCCGCAATCGCAACGAAAGGGTACGGGTGGAGCAGAAACGACCTTGACAGCGACAAGACCACCCGTACCAAAGATGGCAAGATGCGGCGCGACAAGATCACCACAAAACGGAAACTGAGCTATACAACGCGCTCCGTTAAACGCGAGGTGCTGGCAAAACTTGATGATGATCTCAATAAAACCACCTGTACCGTTCAATACCTCGACCTGCACGGCGTGAGAACCAGCACGTTTTATTGCTCGTCGATGGAATGCACGCTTGAAGAAGCGGCAGACGATAACGAGGTGTGGGGCGGCGCGACGTTTAATTTGATCGAGGTGTAACATGGGGCAGACAACAAGTGCGCTGTGGCATGATTTGCTCCACAAGCCCGGGACGGAGCGCGAATTCAAATTTGTCATCAACGACGTAGAGTACGGAAAAGATGCAGAAGTTTCCCACTCCGTTGAATCGCAGTTGTTTGAGGAGTTCGGGATTGGCAATGCCTGTTGCGCGACGTTAAAACTTGCAGTCATTGCAGACAATATCCCGCGCGCCGCGACGATCAAGCGCTATCTCAGGCTGGTAAACGGCTCTCAGGTGACCGCGTGGATTTCAAAGGGCGTGTTTTTTACCAACAAGCGCTCTCGCGACGGCGATTATTGGGAGGTCGAAGCATATGACGCAATGCGTAAAGCGGACGTTGTGTGGGAACCAGACCAGTCGCTTAACTTCCCGATGACTATGCCTGACGCTGTAAATATTTTTTGCCAGTTGATGAGCGTGGAGCTGGACAGCCGCACAGTGCTCAACAACTCATATACCATCGACTATCCTGCAAACGACTACACTATCCGCAATGAGCTATGTTTTATCGCAGCGGCGCACGGCGGGAACTGGATTATTACCGATGCAGGAAAACTATTGCTTATCCCGCTGTTGTCCATGCCTGCTGAGACGAACTATCTTATTACAGAAGCGGGCAACGCTATCACATTTGGAGGGGTGAGAATCCTTGTCTGAAAAATATTACGTCGGCGGAGACGTTACAAGCTTTGCCGACAATGGCAAGTACAAGCCTATCTCCCGTGTGACGCTGCTTGTGGATGACGAGAACAGCTTGACGGCTGGCGATGATACCGGCATGGAGATCACTGCAAGTTGCCCTCACGCAACACAAGCGATGGTAAACGCCTTGCTGCAACGAATGAAAGGGTATCGATATCAGGCATACGAAGCTGGCGCGGCTAACATCGACCCCGCCGCGGAGCTTGGCGACGGCGTGAATGTCGGAGGGGTCTATTCTCCGCTTTCTCGCATTGCTGATAACGGGCGAGGGTACGCAGATATTGCCTCCCCTGGTGAGTTGGAGATGGATGACGAATATCCATCCGGAGGTTATATCAAACAGGAATTTGACCGAAAGATTGCTCAAACTCGTTCCATCATCACCAAGACGAGCGAGGAGATCATGCTCAAGGTCGAGGGGATCGACGGCAAGTACACCGAGGTCAAGACCACGCTGGACGGCCTGACGGTGACGGACGCGAGCGGCACGACCAAGATCAACGGCAGCAGCATCAAGACGGACAATCTGTACGTTGCTGCGGCAAATATCAAGGGTACGCTGACGGCTGACCAAATCCAGACCGGCAGCATCCGCGTCGGCGATCTCAAGGACGGCTCGAACTACGCAACGAAAACCTATGTCGACAACAACGCAGGCCTAAGCGCAAGCGAGGTCGATAGAGCTATCGAAACGTATATCGACGAGACGAGCATTACGGCGGAAAAGCTGCGCGGGCGCACAGTCGAATTGTTGGCAAGCAGCAATCAATCTATCGGCAGTATCGAGCTTGCTTACACAACGACCGGCTACGGCATTGCCATCAATACGACATATGGCGGCATTCAGCTCAATTCCGGAGGCAAGATTTATCTTTCTGCCTATGACGGCGCATTTATTACGCTAAGTGATGTTGTATCCCTCGGCGGCGGGCCGCTGCTGGTAGGTTCGAAAATGTACGGCTCAAAGCTCCCAAGCAACCCACAGTACGGTCAACTGTTCTTCCTTTTGCAGTGAGGTGACACATGGCACGATTTTACTGCACGCTCTCACCGGTGGATGGAGACGGAACGATGCTCGAAGTCTATGCCAAATTCACGGGAGGCGCAGATGATTACAGCTATAAGCGCTCTATTGACGTGCGCGTCATCGGCGTTGGAACATTTGAGTTTACGTCAGCGGAAACGGGCGGCGGCACGAGTACGTTTTCGGGCTATATCACAGGGCTTTCCCCCGGCGAGCAGTACGAGTGGGTCTGCAATCTCTTCTATTGGAACGGCGATTGGACAGTCTCCGATTACAGCGATGAGGGCACAGCCACGACGTACAGCGACAGCTCAAGCACTGCCGTATACATCAACAATCAAGCATACACCCCATACATTTACACCAACGGCTGGGACGCATACGACGCATACGTCTATACCGGCAGTTGGAACGTATCAGGATAGGAGTGATAATGATGGACAAAAACAAACTGCGGGAGCAGATCAACAGTGCATATGCCATGATTACCGGCATCTATGTTAAGGGCAGCGAGGCTAAGCGCATGGCAATGGCGATGCAGAACCTCGAAAATGCCTTTGCCGAGTTGGACAAGCCGGACGAGCCGCCCGCCAAAGAGGGCAAGACAAATCCCGAGAAGGAAAGCGAGGTAACTGATGGCTGATAAAGCAATTTCCGACCTCACCCAAGCGTTACAAATCACAGGAGAAGACCTTTTCGTCTTGCAGCAGAACGGCGAGGCGAAGAAGCTCAAGGGCAGTCAGGTCGTGCAGTACGCCAAGGACGCTGTTGCGGCAGAAGTGCAGGGCGTAAAGGAATATGCCGACAACGCCAAGGCATCGGCTGACGCGGCGGCTGCATCGGCTGAAAAGGCCGCGGGCGCCGCACAGGGCATTGACGATAAGGTTGCTGCGGCGGATGCGTCGGCAAAGGCGGCGGCGTCCTCTGCGTCGGCTGCTGCTGCATCTGCGGCTGGCGTCGACGAGAAGGTGCAGGCCGCGCAGACGGCGGCGGACAATGCTGCCAAGTCTGAGACGGCGGCAAAGGGCGCACAGACCGGCGCCGCCAACGCGCAGAAAGCGGCGGAGAGTGCGCAGACCGGAGCACAGACCGCAAAGACGGCGGCGGAATCGGCACAGGAAGCCGCTGAGAGCGCAAAGAACGCGGCGGCGGATAGTTCGACCTCTGCGGGGCAGAAAGCCACACAGGCCGCTCAGAGCGCCGAGGACGCTGCTTCTGCCAAGTCTGCGGCGGAGACGGCAAAGACCGATGCACAAGCGGCGCGCGATGCCATCGTCAACATGATCGTCGAGGCGGTCACGCTTGAGACGGGCGAGCCCGCGACGGTGAGCAAATTCCTTGTGGACAACGTCTATAAGCTCGTCTTCGGCCTTCCGCGCGGCGGCACGGGCGCTATCGGCCCGCAGGGTGCACCCGGCAACGGCATTTCCGGCATCGCGCTCAAGAGCGGCACACACGCCCCCGGCACGAGCGACGTATATACCATCACCCTGACAGACGGCACGACGTTTGACTTCGAGGTCTATAACGGTGCGAACGGTCAAGGCGCTGGCGATATGCTCGCAAGCGTCTACGACCCGCGGGGCAAGCGGACGGACATCTACAAATACGTTGATGACGAGATTGGTAAGATTCCCACGCCGGATGTGTCCGCGCAAATCAAAGCACACAACGAGAGCGAGACGGCACACCCTGACATTCGCGCTAAAATCCCCACAAAGACCTCTCAACTCACCAACGACAGCGGCTATCTGACGCAGCATCAGGACATTTCCGGCAAGCTGGACAAGACCGGCGACGGTAGTAACGTCACAGCGGCGTTCACTGCGGCGAGCACCCGTGCAAACATCGCAACCGGCGAGAAACTGTCGGTACTGCTTGGTAAGATTGCCAAGTGGTTAGGCGACCTCAAAGCTCTTGCATTCAAAGACAAAGTTGCTAAGACTGACCTTGCAGACGACGTGCAGACGAGTTTGGGCAAGGCTGACAGCGCGTTGCAGAGCGTGAGTAAGAGCGACGTCGGCCTTGGCAACGTTGCAAATGAGAGACAGTACTCTTCCGCAAATCCACCGCCGTATCCCGTCACATCGGTCAACGGCAAGACGGGCGCGGTAACGATTGCCAGCGCACCGAGCACCACCGCTCTCCTCAAGGGCAACGGCTCGGGCGGCATTGTGGCAGCGACGCGCGGAAGCGACTACATCGCAAGCGGCAACATCGTCAAGCAGACGCTGGTGAACGTTGAGACCACGCCGACCGAGAACTATGCCATCAACTGGGTGTACGGCTAAGGAGGGACGAAGATGGCAAATGTAAAACTCGGCACCAAGGCCGTCGGCAGCATCGTCAAGCTGAAAGTCGGCGGTGCGGCAAAAGAGTTCATCGTCGTCCATCAGGGCTTGCCGAGCAGCATGTATGACGCAAGCTGCAACGGCACTTGGCTGCTGATGAAGGACATCTACGAGAACCGTCAGTGGCACAACTCCGATGTAAACAAGTACGAAACCAGCGATATCAACACTTACCTTAACGGACCATTCTTCAACCTATTCGACAGCAATATCCAAGGCATTATCAAGCAGGTCAAGATCCCGTACCGTAAGAACGGCGGTTCTGGCGGCGTTGACCAGAGCGGCGTGAACGGTCTGTCCGCGAAGATATTCCTGCTGTCCGGCTACGAAGTAGGCTGGACGACCAGCGACAACTCGTTTTTCCCGCAGGATGGCGCGAAGCTGGACTACTTTGAGTCTGGGACCGACACGTCCGCCAACAACAAACGTATTGCGTACCTGAACGGCTCGGCCGCCTACTGGTGGCTCCGCTCTCCAAGCACCAACACCACCAACGCCGTGTGGCGCGTCCTCTCCAGCGGCAACTACCGCAGCCTCGGCCCACCCAGCTCGATCGGTATCCGCCCCGCTTTGGTTCTTCCCTCTGACGCCCTCGTCGACGACAGCGGCAACGTCACGCCGCCAGTTGACCTCACCGCACACAAGACCCTCATCAACGGCACGGCCTACACCGTGAAGGGCGGCAAGTGCATGGTAAACGGCACGGTGTACAACATCCTCAAGGGCAGGACGCTGATTGACGGCACGGGGTATGACATTACGTTTAAGCCGAGCTACGACCCTGTGTTTGCCAACAACACGTGGGAGCAAATCATCGCTGCGTGTCATAACAACGAAGTGCCGGAAACGTGGAAGGTAGCAGACCAGAAACCCATGACCATTGGTGGCTCGGACTATCTAATCGACATCATCGGTAAGAACCACGACACCTACACTGCGGGCGGAAAGGCACCGCTGACCTTCCAGCTGCACGACTGCTACGCGGACACAAAGCAGATGAATAGCTCCGACACCAGCAAGAGCGGCTGGACGAGCTGCGCCATGCGGCAGACGCACTTGCCTGCCATTCTGGCGCTGATGCCGATAGAAGTACAGAACGGCATCCGGGAGGTGAATAAGCAGACAATGTTGAGAAGCAGCATCCGCCCAAAAACCACGGCGGACAAGCTGTTCCTGCTGAGCGAGATCGAGATTTTCGGCAGCGTCACTCATTCCTATAAGGGCGAGGGAACGCAGTACGACTACTACAAGGCGGACAACAACAACAAAAAAAAGACCCGAAACGGCATCGAGGCCGACTGGTGGGAGCGCTCTCCGAAAAACAGCGACTCCGAGAAGTTCTGCCTTGTCGGCCTCAACGGCATCGCCGACGCCAACTTCGCGAGCGAGGAGATGAGCGTGGCCTTCGGCTTCTGCTTCTAAAGAAAGGACTGATTATTTATGGCAATTTACATCAAAGTCAACAACACTGAATACCCCGCGGAAATCAACGGCAACCCCAAAGACCGCGCGTGGGGCGACCGTGACACCAAGACCATCACGCTCACGATGACCGCCGCCGAGGTCGCGGCGCTGCTGCCCGACAATACGCCGTGGAGCATCGTGCTGCGCGAGACGGTGGACAAGCTGGACAACGACGGCCAGCCCACGGGCGAGACCGAAGAGGTCGTCAACGAGTGGGACAACAGCGAATACAGCCTGAGCGGGGCCATCACTGACCACCGCGACGGCACGGTGAGTATCAAGATGGGCAAGCCCACGGAA